TTCGTTTGGATGCTTCGATCATTTACTGAAAAATAACTAACTTATTATAGAGATGGAAAATTTAAGAATCAGATGCCGCTCTTGTGGTATGGAGTTAGAAGGGCATCATAGTAAAATGGTAACGTGTGGGTGTCCAAATATGGCAACAATTCGTGGAGATAAGATTTCAGCAGTTGACTTATCTTCGATTGTTATGCTAAACTCTTACAGTCATAAATCAAAGTCTGGTGTCCTTACAAGTGAAGATATTGCTTGGCAAGAGGCACGTCGTCAACGTAAAGTTAGACGATTGGATTTTGAAGTCCGTTGAGGACTTTTATTGGAAACGTGGCAGAGTCCGGTTTATTGCGTTTGTCTTGAAAACAAATGAGGGTAAAACCTCCACTGGTTCAAATCCAGTCGTTTCCGTTATAAATGTTACAGAAATTTAAACTTTTTAATCTATATTTTTGTATCAACACATAGTTGACAGGTTCAAACTACTGACTAGTATAACTAGTAGTATTGGACCTAAACCATATGGATCAACACACCTACGATAATTGGGTGAAGATCAAGGAGACTTTTGAAGCCTCTGGGAACACCGATAATATGTTCTATAAGAGAGCAGTTGAGATAGTTAAGACCAGAAAAGATCCTCTGGCAAAGTTTCTTGGAGACGAGAAATGATGGAACCTTTTGACGATGATTATGTAACTCGCACAGAAGTGCAGGAGATGATTGATGCCGCAATACGACGACACAACCGCAATGCTTCTATCATTAGTATGTGCATCGGTTGGGTGGTTCTTGCTTTATTTGCTGAGGGACTTTTAAGACTTGTAGGTGTGATTCCACCTTTACTTCCATTTCTTAAAATTACTTTAAACTAATGGTAATAATTACGGAAAAAGATTTACAAGAACTTCAACAAAGAGTTTTACAACAAAAAATAGACGAATTATTCGAAGAACCTTCAACCTATGAGGATGAAGAAGATGAGTAGAATAATTTTTAATGCGATGACTATTTTTGGACTAATCGGAATTTTTATGTATTGGGGACTCACTCATGCATATCCACAATAAGCAGAGATATCACTTCGCCTTATCTGCTTTTTCTAGAATGTATGGTTTTCAGAAAATTGATTGGTCAATAAGGCAGTTTTGTTTAAAATGGTCTGATTGGCAAGTAGATGCCCCTCTATCGGGTCTTGATGAGGTGGATCAATATTTTTACTATGAATATAAGAATTGGAGAGGACGATGATTTTTCATTTAGTGGAAGTGCTCGCAGCAAGTCCGATTTGGTTGGGTCTTTGTGGGGCAGGCTTGACGATTGTGCCGATTATGGGTATAATGCTTATACACCGAAATAAATAACGGTGATTTCGGGCATTAGCGCAGTTTGGTAGCGCGTCCCGTTTGGGGCGGGAAGGTCACAGGTTCAAATCCTGTATGCCCGACTTGCCAGTTACTTCACTGGCACACTTGACACAAAGACCCAAACACCTTATAATACTAGAGCAAACAAAACAAAACAATGTCTCTGATCCAAAAATTCAAGAAAGATGTTAGCACTCTTCGTTCTGCTGCTAACGGGGAAATCTACCTTGATGTAAAGAGTCCGAAACTTTATAAAAAGGTTCGTCGTTTTTACGAAAATGAAGGTGTCGTATTTTCTGGCGACCCCCTTGACGATTACGAAATGCTTATGGAGCACATCGCAGTCGATCTTGAAACTATTGAAGTTGCATGAAAACCAAAGTTCTTCTGGAGCGTGAAGGATACCGTTTCGTTGAGGCAGGTATTCTTGAGATAAACGGTAAACCCGATTATCGTTTGCAAAAGCAAAATTACTACACCAAACGCTGGAATGACATTTATCTTTTTGATAATGTTCTACAATGTTCTACTGCAATGGAGGATATTGAATATGCGAAATGGTTAGATCCAGATAGAGTTCCTTGTTATGTGAGAGACGATGAAGAAGACACGGATGGTCTATAACAGCACTGGTCGGGAGCAAACCCCTTATGTCTAAATCAAGTATCCTAAGGTATCTTGGGAACTTTCTCCTAATGCTTGGTTATCAAGTTATGTTATGGGGAAACTTCAAGTTTGGTCTAGCAATTAAGTTTATCGGGGGACTACTCGGTATTCCTTTTGCTATCAAACTCAAACTTTGGGATGTGCTATTTCTGATAGCATTCTTTGGTATCACCGAAATATCAAAGTTAACCCAACTTTTCTTGGTTTCGTAAAACCAAGTGGTGGAGTCAATATGACCCTATTATGAGTTTCTTGCTTCTCTCAAGAGCAAGTGGTGCGGATGGGACTCTCTCCCGCCTGGTTTCTTGCTTCCAGTTAAAGAGCAAGTGGCGAGCCTGAGTTACCAAAGGTGGGTTGCATAAACCCACCTTTTTTAGTATAATTAAAAATACACTTACCAGATTATATGTACAAAGGAATTATATTGGCTGGTGGTCAAGGAACTAGATTGTATCCATCATCATTAGTTGTCTCAAAACAACTAATGAATGTTTACGATAAACCATTGATTTACTATCCTATTTCCACATTAATGATTGCTGGAATAAAAGATATCTTGATTATTTCTGGTCCAGAATATATTAATCAATTTAAAAATCTTTTGGGTGATGGGTCTCAGTGGGGAATCAATTTTTCATATGCTGTTCAAGAAGAACCAAAGGGAATCGCAGATGCATTTTTGATTGCTGAGAATTTTATTGGTGAAGATAATGTTTGTTTGATTCTTGGTGATAATATTTTATATGGCAATGAATTGACAAAGGTTCTCAAAACTTGTCAAGAAAACAATGGTGCAACTTTACTTTCTTATGAAGTTAAAGATCCACATAGATTTGGTGTTGTTAAGTATGGTAAAAATAAAAAGATACTTGCCATTGAAGAAAAACCCAAAAATCCAAAATCAAATCGTGCCATTGTAGGATTGTACTTTTACACCAATAAAGTTATTGAATACACCAAACAAATAAAACCTTCTGACAGAGGAGAACTTGAAATCACAGATATTAACAACTTATATCTGTCAAATGGAGAATTGAATGTTATCCCTTTGTGTAGAGGTATGGCATGGATAGATGCTGGAACTTTTGATTCTTTACTGATGGCATCTAATTTTATTTCAACAGTTGAAAAACTACAAGGTAAAAAAATTTCATGTCCTGAAGAAATATCTTATCGAAAAGGATGGATTAGTAAAGAACAATTGTTAAACATAGCAGATACCTTTAGAAAAAGCGGATATGGTGAGTATCTCAGATCTATTGTGGATGATGAAGAATGACTGTTTTAGTTACTGGTGGCGCTGGGTTTATTGGGAGTAATTTTCTAGAACATTTGATTACTTGTACAAATGAAGAGGTAATTTGTATTGATAAATTAACATATGCTGCTGATCCTGATAATATTCCAGATAGTGTAAAGTTATATACTACTGATATTGTAGACGAACATAATTGTGAGTTTGTCTTTAAAAAACATAAACCATCTACTGTCTTTCACTTTGCTGCAGAAAGTCATGTAGATAATTCAATTAAAGATTGTAGAGAATTCATTCATACAAATATTAATGGAACAGTTAATCTTTTAAATCTTTCTTTGAAATACGAAGTTCAAAAGTTTATTCATATTTCTACAGATGAAGTTTATGGATCTATTAACGATGGATATTTCACAGAGAACTCAAACTATTCTCCACAAAATCCATACTCTGCATCAAAGGCAGCATCTGATCACTTTGTAATGGCATACCATAATACACATGGTCTTCCTGCAATAATTACAAATTGTTCTAATAATTATGGTCCTAGACAACATACTGAAAAATTAATTCCAACTATAATCAACAACCTTAAGAATAATAAAAAAGTTCCAATTTATGGTGATGGAAAACAAATTAGAGATTGGTTATATGTTCAGGATCATTGTGAAGCATTAATAGAAATTTGGTTTAAAGGTAAGGTAGGTCAAAAATATAATATTGGAGGTGAATATGAAATTAAAAATATTGACCTTCTTAAAAAGATTATAAATCTTATGGGTAAAGACGAAAATCTTATTGAGTTTGTTAAAGATCGTCCAGGTCATGATCGTAGGTATTCGACAGATATTTCAAAAATTGAAAATGAGATTGGTTGGTCTCCTCGATTTGATCTTGAATTTGGTCTCGATAAAACAATCAAGTATTATCTTGACCAATAAAATCTTATGTGTTAGAATTATAACTATAGTATTTCATTTTGTATGAAAAGAGCTTTAATAACTGGAATAACGGGGCAAGACGGTTCGTATCTTGCTGAACTCCTCCTGAGTAAGGGATACGAAGTTCATGGAACAATTAGGAGAAGTTCTACTATCAATAATGCCAGGATTGATCATCTTTCCCAAGACGTTGTTCTCCATCATGCAGATTTAACAGATTCTACAAATATTCTGCATGTTATTCAGGAAGTAGAACCAACTGAGATTTATAATCTTGCGGCACAAAGCCACGTGAAAGTTTCTTTCCAAATGCCTGCATATACTGCTGAAGTAGATGCATTGGGTGCTGTGAGAATTCTTCATAGTCTTTGTATTCTTGGCATGGAGAAAGATGTACGTTTTTATCAGGCATCTACTTCGGAAATGTTTGGTATGGTTCAAGAGATTCCTCAAAGAGAAACCACCCCATTTTATCCACGCTCACCCTATGGTGTAGCAAAACTTTATGGTCATTGGATCACCAAAAATTATAGAGAATCGATGGGTATTCATGCGAGTTCTGGCATTTTATTTAATCACGAGTCTCCTCGTCGTGGTGAAACTTTTGTGACTCGTAAAATTTCAATTGGTCTGTCAAAAGTTAAAGCAGGTCTTTTAGATTATCTTCCTTTGGGTAATTTGAATGCTAAGCGTGATTGGGGTCATGCTAAGGATTTTGTTGATGCAATGTGGTTAATGCTTCAGCAAGAAGAACCAGATGATTATGTTATTGCTACTGAAGAACAACACTCAGTGCGTGAGTTTGTTGAAAAGTGTGCTCCTTATTTTGGAATGAATATTGAGTGGCAAGGAGAAGGTCTTGATGAGATTGGCATTGACACCAATAGTGATCAGGTTATAATTCGTGTGAGTGATAAGTATTTCAGACCTTCTGAAGTTGACACTCTTGTTGGTGATTCTTCTAAGGCAAGAAATAAACTTGGATGGGAACCAAAGATCTCATTTGATGAGTTGGTTCGAGATATGTGTCTGAATGAAATAAAATTTTAAATTTGGGAGAAGTTAAATGTATTGGCCTTTAATGAAAGATACGATTACTTTAAAAGATCGTATTAAAATGGCTGCTTTCATTCTAACAAGCAGCAGACTGACTAATGGACCTAAGGTTCGTGAGTTTGAAAGAGTGTGGTCTGAGTGGTTAGGTGTTAAACACTCTTTGTATGTTTCTAGTGGATCTACTGCAAATTCACTTTTAGTTTCTGCAGTGAAGGAACTTTATAAGTTGAAGAATAATGATAAGGTTCTAGTTCCTGCAACGACTTGGATGACTAATGTCGCTCCTATTTTTCAGTCAGGTCTTAAACCAATTTTTTGTGATATTAATCTAAAAAACTTTTCTTTTGATGAAGAGCAATTAAAGTACATTGTTACCCAACATCCAGATATTAAGGCAGTGTTTATTACACACCTGATTGGTCTTTCATCAAATGTAGAAAAAGTTCGTGAAATTTTTCCCAATGCTCTTATTTTAGAAGACGTTTGTGAATCACATGGCGTTGAAGATTCCAATGGCAAAAAACGTGGAGTTGATTGTGTAGGATCTACTTTTAGTTTTTATTTTGGACACCATATTACGACAATTGAAGGGGGAGTTGTTTGTACAAACAATACCGAACTTTATGAGTTAATGAGAATGAAGCGTAGTCATGGCATGGCACGTGAAGCATCTAAAGAAGTTTTCGAAACTTATAAAAAGCAAAATCCCAATATTGATCCAGCGTTTCTGTTCATGACTGATGGATATAACTTCCGTAATCATGAAGTTTGTGCTGTACTTGGACTATCACAGATTAAAAAACTGGATAAGAATATTAATATTCGTAGAGAAAATTTCAAATATTGGTGGGATCAAATTTATAAGTCAGAGGACTATTTAATTCCAGAATATCAAAAAGGTAATAGTAGTTTTTCTTTTCCTATAATTTCAAAAGATCAATCTGCTTGTGTAGAGTTGAAAAAGGAATTGAAGGCAAATGGTATTGAATATCGCCCTATTATTAGTGGTAATCTGCTTTTACATCCTGCATTTAAGAAATATAAACTTTGCACTAACAAAGAAGTGTCTAATGTTTCTATTCTACATAATAACGGTTTATATGTCGGCAATAGTCAATTTGTGACAAAGCGCCAGATCGATAGACTTATCACCCTGATGGGTGTATAATATACCTAGATTAAATTGCAACAGAGGTTAACTGTATGACAACAAGACAAAAGACTGCTCTTGTGTGTGGCGCTGGTGGGTTCATTGGAAGTCACATGGTGCGTAGACTTAAAAGTGAAGGATATTGGGTACGTGGTGTAGATCTAAAGCGCCCAGAATATTCGGAAACCGCCGCAGACGAATTCGTTCAAGGTGATCTGAGAGATCTTGATACTGTCAAACGCTGTATCCGTTTTGCTGGATATCAGAGAAACTATTATCATTCAATTATTGATAAATTTGTAGAACCTTTTGATGAGATCTATCAGTTCGCTGCTGATATGGGCGGTGCAGGATTTGTTTTTAGTGGTGATAATGATGCAGAAATCATGCACAACTCTATTCAAATTAACTTGAATATTCTTGAGTGTCAGAAAGAATTGAATCAGATCAAAGATCAAAACAAGACTCAGATCTTCTATTCTTCTTCTGCTTGTATGTATCCTGAATATGCACAGATGGACGTTAATAATCCAGGTCTAAAGGAAACTGATGCTTATCCTGCTGGACCAGATTCTGAGTATGGTTGGGAGAAGTTGTTCTCTGAGCGTATGTATCTTGCCTACAATCGTAATCACAAGATTCCTGTAAGAATTGCTCGCTATCATAATATCTTTGGACCTGAAGGAACTTGGACTGGCGGTAGAGAAAAGTCTCCTGCTGCTATGTGTCGTAAAGTTGCTGAACTTCCTCCTGGTGGTGGTGAGGTTGAAATCTGGGGCGATGGTGAGCAAACTCGTTCATTCCTTTATATTGATGAATGCATTGAAGCAACTCGTCGTTTAATGCAGTCTGATTTTCTTGGTCCTGTAAATATTGGTTCTGAAGAAATGGTCACAATCAATACTCTTGCTGATACTGCTGCTAAAGTTGCAGGCAAGGAAATTACCAAGAAGCATATTGACGGTCCTCTTGGTGTCCGTGGTCGTAATTCAAATAACGATCTTATTCGTGAGAAACTGGGTTGGGATTATTCTCAAACTCTTGAAGAAGGTATTCGTAAAACGTATGAGTGGATTAACGTTCAAGTTTACAAGGATACTGTAATGTATCATCCTGTTTGATATGAAAGTATGTTTTTATACTGAAGGTCATCTTGGTGATTTTATTATTACAATTCCCTTTTTAAAGTTATTGATTGAAAAGTATCCTGATAATGAATATTATCAATACATTTATGGATCTCAGGGTACTGTGTACCCTGATATTTTTTTCAAAACCGTACCAAATTTAATTCCAACAGAAGAATTGGAAGGAGATCTGGTTATTCCAACATGGTTTTGCAATCCAGTTTATATACCACTTCATATGAATACGGAACAAGTTCTTGAGAATTTGTATCCATATGATATGGTATCTAATCAAAAATATTTTTGGAAACATATCTATTCTTCATGTGGATTTGATATAGAAATTCCTGATAGTATCGGAATGGATTTTGATTTTGAATCAATTCTAGACCAAGAATCACTAGAATTAATTTCTACTCTAAAAAATAATTCACGTAAAAAAATCCTTTTTGTTAATATTAAAGGTAGATCTGGGCAAACTGATAATGAAGATTGGTTGCCAAGTATAGATCAACTTGCATCTTTATACCCAGAGTTTGATTATTATTATACAAATAGTGAAAGTTATGGTCTAAAAAATTATAATGTTATTCATACCCCAACTATTTTTGGTGAGCATAAATCAGATATTATTCACAACTCATATTTGAGCACATTTTGTGATATAATAGTAGCAAAGAACTCTGGAGCTTTTCAGGCAATATCCATGCAGAATAAAAATGTTATGGATCATAAAAAAATTCTTGTGTGTCAAACGCAAGATAATGTTCATGTTTCGGATTTAGAGTGTTTTTATAATCGCAATTTATATAAAGCAACTAACATTCATACTAGAACAACTCCAGAAACATTTTCAGAACTAACAAAGATCTTAAATTCATGAATATAAAAGTTAGCGAAATTACAGAAGAAGAAGTTTTAAATATTGATCGATCAATATTTGTTAGAGAAAATTGGTATCTATTTTGTTGGGGAATGGGAGATGCTACAGCAGCTACTCTTTTCCTAGAATCTCGCTCCCCAGTTCCCTACAAGATTCTTTGCCAAAAAAGAATTTTTAATGGTATTAAATTCATCCTGGATAACTATACACCTTCTCCTCACAAATGTACGGAGATTGTAATTTATCCTGATGATTTCCAGCTATATTTGGGATATCCTTTTGATCAAAAAGAAATCATGATGTCCTGCAATGGATTCTTCCCTCAAGACCCACGCTGTATGGAAGAAGCTCATCGATATGGTAGATTGAAAGTCCCCCATATGCCTTTCAATTATTGGGACTTTTGCAGCAACATTCAAAATACTGGTGTGTTGCAAAAAGCATATGATTATGATCTTAAGGCAACAAAAGATATTGAAGAAAAAACCTGCATCTTGTTTCCAGAAAGAGGAGATAGTTGGCAAATGCAGGATGACTTCTGGCAGAGCATTGTCGATAAGATGAAGGAAAAGGATTATAGAGTTTTTGTTAATATGACTAAAAAAACAAAAATCTTTAAAAATCAAAAAACTTTTGAGGGAACTGAACCCCTAGACAAATATGAACTGCAAGATCTAATGGACTATATTGTTCGCCATAAAAATCTTGTTATCATTGGACAGTGTTGTGGAATATTTGACTTGTTTAAGTATCTTAGTTGCTTGAAAATTATGATCTTTGCTGGTAGTGATGGGTCTGATCCCAGTATGCCTGATCCAACAAGAGCTGGATATCCAAATGCACATTTGCACAATACACCCTTCACAAAAAACCATATAGATATTAAGACATCAGAATTTGATGTGAGACAGTTAGATCTTATTGTTCCATAGGAGTCATATCATGAGTATGCTTGGTCCATATGCTTCTTACAATGAAGCAACTGGATATGCCGTTCAAATTACACCAACTTCAAAGTATGTTGGTATATTTGAAAGGATTAATATTCAACCAAAGGGAGTTATACATGTTGGTATGTGGGACTTCTGTGAAATGTTTTGCTACGCAAAACTCGTTGGAAATAAAGTAATAGGGATTGAGGGAGATCCTAGAACATATAAGTATATGTCAAAACCTACTGCTGACAAATGGGGGGATACTGTCATTTAACGAATGTGTTTCTGATACTGATGGTGAAGAAAAAGATTTTTACCTTCACGGTGAAGGATCTAGTTTTTATCAGGGTCAACCAGAATGGAACAGAACAAATGGAATTTCTGTAAAGACAAAAACTCTTTCTACATTAATTGAAGAAAATAATATTGATATGAATCAGTATGACTTTCTAAACATCGATGCTGAAGGATCGGAACTGGATGTCCTCAAAGGTTTTGAAAAATATCTTCCATATATCAATGTTATTGATATGGAAACATCTTTCGTTGATAAGCATATAAGTGGATGTACCCATGAAATAATTGTTGCATGGTTGCGTCAGAGAGGATTTGAAATTAAGGAAATGTCTTCATCTTATAATAATGAAGGATGGGGAGATTCTGTTTTTGTTAGAAAAGATAAAGAACATACTCCATTTGTTGACATTAATTTTGGTGATGAAGTTTGGGGTAAAGGATATTTGGAAAAACACTGTTCGTTCCAGCAACCTGGAACGCAACAATTTCATTGGCAAAATAATACACCTGGATTCGTAGCGTTATGAAAATCGAAGTAGCAAATGGTGAGATTGTTGATAAACTTACCATTCTTAAAATCAAATTAGAAAATTCTGATAGTGATTCAAAGACTGAACAAATTCTCAAAGAAATGGAGTATCTTGTTCCTATTGTTGATAGTTTGAATGTACCTCAGGAAATGATTGATGAACTTCAAGCGGTCAATCAAAAAATCTGGGATACTGAAGATAGTATTCGTTTGTGTGAAAAGAATAAGCAATTTGATGAAAAATTTATTCAACTTGCAAGGGATGTGTACTATAATAATGATGAACGTTTTCATGTTAAATCAAAAATTAACAAGTATACTAATAGTCAAATAAACGAGCAAAAAATACTCCCCCAATACTAATCATAAAATTACTTATAACAACCATGGGACAACTAAACCAAGCAATTAAAATTAAAAATGTTATTGACTTTTATAACGTCAATAGCTTTGTTGAAACTGGCACGGGAGCTGCCGAAGTGGTTAGAGATGTTTCTTCAATGAAAGAAAGTCTGGACATCCATACAATTGAAATTATTGAACCACTGTATAATAGAAATAAGATAAGTTATAGTTATCTTAAAAATGTTAACTGGCATTTGGGATCTTCGATTGAAGTTCTCCCAAATATTCTTCCAAATCTCAAATCAAATACTTTGTTTTGGATGGATGCTCATTTTCCAGGAGCAGATTTTGGATTTGCTTCCTATGAAGATGAAAAAGATTATGATAAAAGACTTCCACTAAAGAAAGAATTGGAAACTATCTTGAGTCATAAAGATGTTAAAAACGATATCTTTGTCCTAGATGATCTTTGGATCTATGAGGAAGGTCCTTATGAAGGTGGAAATTGGGATAAAAGATCTACCTGCGGTGCGGATAATATAGACTTTGTGGATGATTTGTTTGAGGATACTCATTACGTTATTAGATCTTATAATGCCCAAGGATTTATTATCCTATTCCCTCTGAGTGTTGATATTACCAATGAAATTGGAAACCTAGTTGTTGGGGATGTATCCTAATGTCCAAAAAAATTCTAATATCTACATGGTGTACGGATGATTATGCTGATTTTTTGAGTGTACAAAAATTAGTAAACTCAGTTAAGTATTTTCATCCTAATGTAGATCATGTCATTTTTAATACTGAAATGACAGAAAAGGCTTATGCGGAATATTCTTGGTTAAGTCCTGTGTGGATGATGCCACCTACATGCATTCCTTTTGTTGATGATTACGATATGGTTGTCCATTTGGATGCTGATTGTGTTGTAACTGGACCTCTTGATGAATTATTTGAAAGTGAAGCGGATGTTATAGGAGTTAGAAACAATAATAGCTTTCATAAAGCAGGATCTCATAACGGAATTACAATTGCTCATTTGCAACCATTTGGCGATGGAACTCCATTACCTGTCCAAAAATTTATTAATGCTGGATTGGTTGGTGTAAACAGAAAAGAATTCTGGTATGATTGGTTAAACCTAAACAAAGAGGCAGCACGTATTAAAAGAGAAGTTAATCCATGTGCTCATGGACTTGGAGATGAAAATGATACTCTAAATCAATTATTCCATTGGGAAAAATATAATTCTCAGATAATTGATCCAATAGGTTCAAATATTTCTTATGGACTTTGTAATACTTGGGGAAACGACCCCAATAATCATTGGGAGAGTTGGAGCCAAATCTATGTAAAAGATGATAGACTTTACATAGATGATCCAACTAGTGGCGATCCAATGTGGATCAAAGTTATGCACCGAGCAGGTGGGGGTCTCGGTAGCGAACTAAATAGGAGATATGGTGGTCTCTACAATTGGTTAGAGACTGTTGTTCCAAATGAAACTTTCGAATACATTAAAAAAATAACATCATGACTGACGTTCTTAAATTTGCTGATATTTCTGGAAATATCATAGACCTTTCTTCATCCGAAAATTATAAGCAACATGCACTTGCAGAGCATTCTTGCACGATTGCTATAATCGATCAATTTAATAATGATTTTTATTACTTCCTTCGTGGTCAGGAAGAACTCAATATCATTGATTTGGGTGCAAATGTTGGTTTATTCTCTCTGTATGTTTCTCCTATTGCTGAGAAAATTTTTGCAGTTGAACCAACTCCTTCTCATTTTGAATTATTGAACGAAGTTATTTCTTTAACTCAAAAACAAAATATAGAAACCCATCAGGTTGCAATTGGACTGGAAGATGGGGAATGTGATTTTCATATTCATGAAAGAAATTCTACTATGAATTCTTTTGTCCAACACAGGACTGATCCTCATAGTGGAAAGATTGTAAAAGTAAAAACTCAAACTTTGAATAGTTATATTGACTCTTTGAATCTTGATTCAAAAGTTGGTTTTGTTAAAATGGATATTGAAGGATTTGAGAATGAAGTTGTCTTTGAACCTTCATTTGAAGATGCAGTTTCAAAAGTAGATGCGATCTATGTTGAGGTGCATGATTATGAAGATCTTGGTAAAATGAGTTATAATTTTAATAAGATCCAGGACCAGTTTAAGGCTTGGGGAAGAACAGTAGAAAAACTTCAATTTGATAGTATGTTAGTTTATTGATGAAAAAACTTTATCGTAGATTACTTGACATTTGTTATGAAAATAAACTTCACCATTTAGGAAGTTATTTTTCTTGCTTAGAAATTTTAAATCAAATTTACAGTGAAATGAATGAAGATGATATTTTCATTCTTTCTAATGGACATGCTGTTGTTGCACTGTATGTAATACTTGAAGAGTATTACGGTTTGAATGCACAAGAGTTATTGGATAAGTATGGTGAGCATCCTAAAAGAAACGAGTTGGACAAAATTTATTGTTCAACTGGAAGTCTTGGTATGGGAATTACTGTCGCTGTTGGGAGAGCACTTGCTAATCCTAATCGCAATGTATATTGTATGATTTCTGATGGAGAATGTGCTGAAGGATCTATTTGGGAAGCACTTAGGTTTTCACATGAAAACAAAGTTGATAATTTGAAAATCTATGTGAATGCAAATGGTTGGGCGGCATATGATGCAGTTGATTTGGATTATTTGGAAACCCGAATCAAAGCCTTTAATCCAGAGGTAAATTTTGTCAGAACAACTGTAGAGAGTTTTGGTCTTTCTGGATTAGATGCTCACTATACAAATTTTACAGAACAACAATATCTGGAGGCAGTTGGATCGTTATGAGAAGAAGATTTCAAGAACTTCTTACTGAAGAAATGAGAGCAAATGATAATATTGTTCTCTTAGTTGGTGATGTTGGATATAAAGTTTTTGATCATCTTCGTGATGAGTTTCCCCAAAGAGTTATTAATCCAGGTGCTGCAGAACAACTTATGATTGGCATGGGAGTTGGATTTGCTTTAGAAGGAAAAATTCCTGTCTGCTATTCAATTACACCTTTTGTTCTCTATCGCCCATTTGAGTTTATCCGTAATTACTTGCATTATGAACAGATTCCTGTTAAACTTGTAGGTAGTGGACGCAATGATGATTATGGTCCTTGTGGATTCAGTCATTATGCCTGTGAAGATTTGCAAGTCTTAAAGGCACTCCCAAACATTGAAGTGTACCATCCACAGTCTGCAGAAGAAGTTGACATTAAAAAATTTCTTTATTCGGATAAACCATCTTATATTAATCTTAGACGATGAGAATTTTGTTTACTGGACATAAAGGAACTCTTGGTAGAGAACTTATTCCATATCTCAAAGAGAATCATGATGTTCAATATTATGACGTTAATTATTCCAGTATTGAAAATGTAAATCAATTTTTTCGTAATAGAGAATTTGATTTTATTATACACTCTGCTATCCGTGGGGGTCGTAGAGTGCGTCAAGATCTTCCTGAGGATTTTTATAATAATCTAATCATGTTTGAGTGTTTAGCATCTCAAGCAATTCCCATGATTAATTTTTGTAGCGGTGCTTCTTATGGGAGAAAAAGAGATATCGCTAAAGTAGATGAAAAAGATTTTGGAAAGGTTATTCCTGATGATTACTATGGTTTGTCAAAATATTTGATTACATATCGTTCTCGTCAAATGAGGCATGTTTACAATCTGAGATTCTTCAATGTCTTCGGTCCAGAATCTCCAAAGGATATGTTCACCACTGCTAATATTAGAAACTATATTAACAAAAAAGAAATTGTTATCTTTAAAGATCGATTAATGGATTTTTTTGGAATCGATGATACCAAAAAGGTTGTAGATTTGTACCTTTCTGGAGATAAAAATTTGCCTAAAGAACTTAATCTTGTATACTCTGAAAGTTATTATCTTTCTGAAGTTGCAGCAATGATTAATAATTTATCTGATTATAAAGTGCCTATTGATATTTTTGAATCGGGATATGAAAAATCTTATTCTGCATCTGGATATGAACTTTCTAAATTGGATTTGAATCTTGATGGTCTTGAAACTTCAATTAAAAAATGTTATCAGCATTATTTAAATCATGCAGAATAAAACTTGTTTAATCTATCAACCCCTTGGATTGGGTGATATTATTTGGATTCAACCAATTGTAGATGTAATGATATCTGAGGGGTATGTTGTATATTATCCTGTTGGATCTGTTTATTATGATATTGTATCCCAATACATTAAAAAGAAAAATTTAATCTGGGTGAAAGAGTCTGATAACTTCCCTTTAAAACAATACTACGGAAACCCTAATTTCCATCAGACTGAGAATGAGTTGTATATTCCTGTAGGATACGCTGATAGGTATTTGCCAAAATGCCCTGTAATGATATCTAAGTATTATTTTCTTTCTATTCCCATTTCTGATTATAGAAAACATTTTAAGTTAATTAGGAATTATCAAAGAGAAGAAAAATTAATTAATACTTATAACTTATATGGAGATTATGTACTAGTTAATAAATCTTTTGGAACAGATTCTAAAGACCGAAATATTACTCCAGAAGTCGATTCAGATGTTAAAGTTCATGTAATGAATATTGACGAAGATAAAAAGAATGGATTTCATATTTTTGATTGGATTTCTGCCTTAGAAAACGCTTCAGAAATTCACACTGTAGAGACTTCTATTTGCTATCTTATTGATAAGTATTGCAATAATAAAATGTACATGTATGAAAAAAGACAGTCTGAAGAAGAAAATACATATTATAGAGCAATAAATTTAGTCTATAGAAATTCAAATTGGATCTATTGTAATTAGTATTAAAGGAGATTGATTGTGACTGAAAGAGTAAAGTTTAACTTAGTGGATAGTACCTTTTCGCATTTGGATGGAGGTAGACTTCCAATCCCAAATAAAGGATATTCTGTTCATGCAAAAGAATCCAAATACCTTGAGTGGGTTACTGATGGTAGTGGTGTAGCGAAGTTTTATACGGACCGTAGAATTCTTGAAGCATTTAATGATGATTCTGATGAAATCAAGTATGCTTGGTTTTTGGAATCGAAACCTATTGTTCCAGATCTGTTTCGATTCTTGAGAGATAACTTGGATGCATTTCTGGAAAAGTTTGAATATATTTTTGTCTTTGAAAAAGAATTACTGAAGTTGAGCCCTCAGTTTAAGTGGGTTCCTGCCCAAGGATTTTGGATTCGTGAACCAAAAATTTATGAGAAGTCTAAAATGATTTCTATGATTACTTCAAACAAAGTAATGTGTGAAGGTCATAAGAAAAGATTGGAATATGTTGAGAAGTTCAGAGATCAAGTAGACCATTTTGGAAATGGTTTTAAATGGATAGATTGGAAAGAAGAAGGACTTTGTGATTACATGTTCTCAATTGCAATGGAGAACTGTGAAGTTCCTGGATACTTCACGGAGAAGATTCTTGATTGTTTTGCTACAGGAACGATTCCCATTTATTTGGGTGATCCCACTATTGGTGAGCACTTTAATATGGATGGGATTATAACGATCTCTGATGAATTTTATATTTCTGATGAGTTGTATTATAGTAAAATGGATGCAATTAAAGATAACCTAGAAAGAGCTAAGAAAATGGAAGTTCTTGAAGATTACATTTGGGAAAATTATTTGAAGGAAAAATTTAGCAAATGATTTATGTTTTTGATTTAGATCACACTCTTTGTAATATTGAAAGGGGAGAAAATAATAATTGGAAATATTTTGAAGCTATTCCTTATCATGATAGAATTCAAAAAGTGAATCAACTTTGGGAAGAAGGACATACAATTATTATTGAGACTGCTAGAGGTTGTAATTCGAAAATTAATCACTATGAAAAAACTTTCGATCAACTTCGTTCTTGGGGTCTGAAATTCCATACATTAAGAACTGGTGTAAAATATGCGGCAGATTATTATATTGATGATAAGGCAGTAAATAGTGAGGATTTTTTTAATGGGAAGTGTTAATAAAATTGTTAAAAAATCACCCAACTTTATCAAGTGGTCCTATTACAATCTTGTACCTTTTCATAAGAGGTATGGGAAAGTGTATAAGGAAACACTTGATTTTTTGCTTTATACTTCTGAGTGGAATGAAGAAGAAAGAAAGTTCTATCAATTGATGGAATTAAAATCTTTGTTATTATATTGCTATGAAAATGTTCCGTACTATAGAGATATTTTTATTGAAAATAAATGGGATCCAAGAGATTTTAAAACAGTTGAAGACTTAAAAAATTTTCCAGTCTTAACTAAAAAAATTATTATTGAAAATCGTGATCGTTTAATTGCTGATAATAGAAAACTTGATCGAGCATACCCAATTACAACAAGTGGATCTAGTGGCGATAAACTAGAGTTTTTTGTGGATGATGATACTCTTAAAAAAGAAGCTGCCTTTAATATGAGAGCATACCTTGAGCAAGGTGCTAAATTGTATGATACTCCTAGTGTTTGGTTGAGGCGTTATGTTCCAAAAGATAGTGATTCACCCCTGTGGTATTACGATCATGAACTCAAACGTTTATACATGTCTGCTTATCATTTGAATTCTCAAACAATTAAACTGTATATTAATAAGATTAATTCTGGCAATTATCAAACAATATGCACGTATCCATCGTCTGCTTACATTCTTTCCTGTTTATGTGAAGAAAACAATTTGCGTTTAAACAATGTAAAAAAGATTCATGTCACCTCAGAAAAAATGTTGAATCAGTGGTATGATAAAGTAGTTGAAACTTTGGGTATTGTTCCGTGTGGTCATTATGGTCAAATGGAAAAGGTATCCTTCATGCACCAGACCGAAGAATCTAGAGATTATAAACAAAACTACGAATATGGTGTTGATGAATTTTATGATAATGGAGATGGAACTTTTGGATTGATTGCCACTGGTTTTTTAAACTATTACATGCCATTCATTCGTTATCAGACAGAGGATACTTTTGTTTTAGAGAATGGTGTAGTTAAAGAAATTAATGGGCGAAGTAGTGATATTTTAGTCTCTGCTAGTGGATCAAGATTGCCTGGTGTTAATTTTTATAGTTGGATTGATAAAAAAATGCCAGCAATTAAAATGTTTCAGATTATTCAGAAATCCGAGAAAGACATTGTTTTCAACTATGTTCAAAATTCTGATTGCGGTGATGATATAAAAAGTGATATAATAAAGGGATTATCTTCTCGCCTGGGTGAAATGAATTATACAATCAATCGAGTTGATGAAATAAAAAGAGATCTAAAAACAAACAAAATTAGAAGCATCATTAATGAGGTTAAGGTATGAATGTTAGTTTTATTGGACTTGGAAAACTAGGATTACCTCTTGCTTGCTGTTTGGCAAAGAGTGGAAATAAAATCCTGGGTGTAGATAAAAATGAATACATTCTTGAGAAGTTAAACAATCAAGAACTTCCTTTTTATGAACCAGGATTGTCTGATATCTTTCCTCATGAAAACTTTATTGGATTTACAGATTCATATGCCAGAGCTGTAGAAGAAACAGAAGCATCAATCATTCTAGTGAATACCCAACTTGGAGATAGTGGATATTCTGCAGAGTTTGTCGAGTCTGCTCTCACAGATTTGTCTGTTAATTTAAAAAGAAGTAAAAAAGACTATCATTTGATTGTTCTTTCATCGACAGTTCTTCCTGGAACAATTAACAAGTTGATCCACTTAGTTGAAAAAATTTCTGGTAGAAAGTATGGTCGGGGATTTGGATTTTCATATGTTCCAGATTTTGTAAAACTTGGTAATGTCATTAAAGACTTTTTAAATCCTGAATTTTTCTTGATTGGATCCAATAATAGTCGGGATATTTCTCAAACACAAACTATTTGGTCTAAGTTTCATACCAATAATCCCCCTAAAAAAATTCTTTCATTGGAAGAGGCGGAGATTGCTAAGGTCGCTTTGAATGCATTTATTGTTAATAAGATTACATTTGCAAATTTCCTAGGTCAACTTTGTGATGGTATAGATAATGTAAATGTCCATAACATTACTGAAACTATAGGTTTGGATAAAAGAATTTCACCATACTTCTTTGGTTATGGGACTCCTTATGGTGGCACGTGTTTCCCAAGAGATACTTCTGCCTTTATTAAATTTGCAGAGAACAGAGGTAAAGAAGCAAAGCATTTGAAATTTGCTGACGAAGTAAATGAAAGTCTTCATGAGGATTTGTTGAGAAAATGTAGTGGATACAAGAATGTTGGTATTCTTGGTGTATCTTTTAAACCAGCATCTCCAGTCACTATAGGATCTCCTTCAGTTAAGTTGATTGAAAAACTCACCAACCAAGGAGTTGGAGTTTTTGTTTATGATGAACTTCCACAAACATATGATAATCTAAATGGTCTATTGGATTTTGTAATTAAATGTGATTCTGCACAGCAGTGTGTAGATAAGTCTGATGTAATTATTATTATGCATCCTAATAGAGCATTTGCTTCTCTTGATACATCCAATAAAGTGTTCATTGATTTTTGGGGAGTTCTCTCATAATGATTAAAGTTCGAGAATCTATTAAGCAACTTGAAGAATATAATGTTGGTGGGAGAAGAAATCTTTCTTCGGAATGGGAATGTTTTGATTGGAATGAATCTGAGTTTCCTCCATCAAATAAAGTTTTTGATGTTGTCAAAAGATTCTATCGTTATGAAAGATACCCAGATGTTGCAACTTCAAAATTGAAGGAAAATCTTTCTAGATATACTTCCGTCTCAGAAGATTTTATTGAAGTTTATAATGGGTCTGACGATGCTTTAAGGGATATTTTTACAGTCTTTGTGGATAAAGATACTCAGGTATTATCTTATCAACCTTCTTATACTCAGGTTGATACTTTCATTACCACAAACACTGATAACTATGAGCGGATTCAAATTGAAGATCCTTTAGGTGAACACCGATATGATTTTGATCATTGTAAATACACCGACGTTGTTTATCTTGTAAATCCAAATAACCCTACTGGTAAGTTGTTGAATACCAAAGAGATTGAAAAATTAATTACATCTCTACCAGATGTTTTATTTGTAGTTGATGAAGCTTATTATGAATTTGCCAAACAATCTTGTTGCCATTTAGTTGTATCGAATAAAAATTTAATTATAACTAGAACCTTTTCAAAAGCATTTGGTCTTGCAGCTCTTCGTTTAGGATATATCATTGCTCACCCAGATTTACTTGTACATCTTAGAAAGTTTAGAAATGGTAAGTCTGTAAATGCTCTTGCACAACTTTGCGGTGTCGCTTGTTTAAATGATTTAGATTATTTGGATTTTTGCATTTCTGAAATGAATGATGCTAAAAAGTTTTTCATGGATAATCTACCCAACCAATACCGTGCAGTAGATAGTTCTGCTAATTTTGTTCTTGTTAAAACACCCGATTCTAAAACTCTGTTAAATAAAATGAAAGAGAACAAAATTCTTATTAGAGACAGAAGTTCTTTTCAAAATTTAGATAACTGTGTTAGAATAACAATAGGATCTAAAAAACAAATTATTAAAATTTTGGATGTGATGAATAAATGATTGGATACAATAGACTAGGTATTAATGGGCGCCTAGCAAACCAAATGTTTCAGTATGCTTCATTAAGAGGCATTGCAGCAAAACATGGATATGACTGGTGCATTCCGCCAAGAAATAGGCAGACCTATCAAATGGCAGAATACATTTTAATGGATGGGTTTAAACTTCCTCATGTGAAAGAGAATAATATTGGATTTGTTCCGGAAAATTTCCCAACACGTGATGAACCATGTCATGATTTTGATGAAGAACTTTTTGAAAATTGTCCAGACAATATAAATCTTGAGGGATTTAGACAATCTGAAAAATATTTCAAACATATTGAAAAGGAAATCAGAGAAGACTTTGAATTTGTTGATGATATCTATGAACCATGCAAAGAGTTCATATCACAATTCGATGATAATATTATTTTCCTCCACGTAAGAAGAGCGGATGCTACTGGAAGACCTCATCAATACCCTGTCGCTGGTATTGAATGGTACGAAAAAATGTTGAAGGAAAATTTTTCGGATGATGTTCCCATTCTTGTTTTAACCGATAAGTTAGACTGGGTTCAAGAACAGGATTTATTTAAGCAAGATAGATTTTTTATATCAGAGCAGAGAGAATATTCAACTCAAGCGGTTTGGAACGGTAGAGGGAAGATGGAATATAGTCTATCTCCTTGGATTGATCTATGTTTGATGTCTCTTTGTAATGGATCTATTTTCCCAAATAGTACCTATGGTTGGTGGGGATCTTGGTTGCAGAAAAACAAAAAGTATTCAACCGTCTATCAACATCCTTATTTTGGACCTTTCTTTACGGATCAACATGATTGTTATAGAGACCTGAAAGATTTGTATCCTGACGGATGGATTAGAGGGCATCTTCCAGAGGAATTTATTGATAAAGAATATACTGCTTCTGAAAATGAACTATGATGGATTTAACATTTATCATTCCAACAAGAATTGAAACAGAAGATAGATTGAGAAATATTATATCTTCTGTTTCTTATTTGTTAAAGCATATACCTGCTAAAGTTCTTGTAAAAGAAGTTTCTTCACATGCAACATTTAAATTCAGAGCTTTACCTGAAATTAAAAAACATGTCGATACTTCTAATCTAGACTATATTTTTGAGCAAACTAATGATAATCTTTTTTGCAAGAGTAAAGTTTTAAATGATTTAATTCTTGCTGCCGATACAAAAATTGTCGCTAACTACGATGCTGATTGCATTTTACCAATTTCATCTTATCATGAGGCATATGAATTAATTGATAAAGGGCAAGCTGATGTTGTCTATCCTTATGGGTGTGGAGTTTATCAATGGAAAGCAGAATATACCAGTGAAATTTTTGAGACTTTTATAAGTGAACTAGATACTAGTGTATTGGATAAAAATAAGACCTTATCAAATTCAACAATTGGTTGGACGCAATTTATTGATCGTCAAACTTATATTGATTCTTACATGATGAATGAAAACTTTGTTTCTTGGGGTTGTGAAGATGATGAGTTTTATTATCGAATGAGTTGTCTTGGGAGACGTATTGCTAGAGTTGATAATTATGTCTATCATTTGGAGCATGGTAGAACATATAATTCTTGGTTCAGTAATCCAAATTTTAACAACAACTGGTCTCTCTGGAATACAATCAAGACATTTGACAAAACACAATTAGTGCAGTATTATGAAAAACAGGACTATGTTAAAAACCGTAGAATGCAAATATTAAAATGAAAAAAATATTAATTCTTGGATCTAGTGGTCAGATCGGTGCTTATCTGACAGAATATCTTCGTGAGAAAGGTTATGAAGTTTCGGAGTTTGATATTGTAAATGGTGAAGAAGAAGATCTAACCAAGATTCCGAACAGCAAACTAATGCATGACATTCGTGTTTCTGACTTTGTTTTCTTTCTTGCATTTGATGTAGGTGGATCTAGGTATCTGAAAAAGTATCAGCATACCTATGACTTTATTAATAATAACATCCGTCTTATGGCAAATGTATTTCAGTATCTTGCTGAATACCGTAAACCGTTTGTATTTGCCTCATCTCAAATGAGCAATATGAGTCATTCTCCTTATGGTGTATTGAAAAGGGTGGGAGAACTTTATACTCAAACTCTTGGTGGACTAACTGTTAAGTTCTGGAATGTCTATGGTGTAGAAAAAGATGCTGAAAAGTCTCACGTAATTACTGACCTTATTCGCAAAGGATTTGAAGAAGGTGAATTTGAGATGCTAACTGACGGAACAGAAGAACGACAATTCCTTTACGCTGAAGATTGCTGTGAAGGTTTGGAAACGGTGATGAATTGTTATGATAATTTCAAACCAACAGATCCATTGCATATTACTTCGTTTAGAAATGATTCAATTAAATCTGTTGCTGAAATGATTCAGGGTCAGTTTAATCTAATTGGCAAGTATGACGTAAAGATAAAACCAGGTATCGCTAAAGACAGCGTTCAAATGGATAAGCGAAATGAAGCAGACACTTATATTACTGGGTGGTGGATGCCCAAAACTCCACTTGATCAAGGAATCGCAAAAGTATTCGAGGAAATGAAACATGATTGGATTTAATGCTCTTGGTAGAATGGGTCGTCTGGCAAATCAGATGTTTCAGTATGCATCTCTCAAAGGTATTGCCAGAAATATAGGTGCAGATATTATTATTCCTTATTATAAGGATGCAGTAGATGATGGAATTGGAAATAAATTAAGAACAGAACTTTTTGATAGTTTTGATTTGAAAGTAAATGTTGGATTATTAAATAATGGACATGCTCCAGTTGTTCATGAAAGACATTTTCATTTTGACGAGGAACTTTTTGCATTATGCCCAGATCATGTAAGTTTGCAAGGATATTTTCAGTCTGAGAAATATTTCAAACATATTGAAAATGAGATTCGTGAAGATTTTACATTCATGGATGAAGTTCTTAATCCGTGTAAAGAGATGATTGAATCAGTTGAGAATCCAATTGCTCTCCATATTCGTAGAACTGATTATCTTAAAAATGCTGAAAATCATCATAATCTTTCTTTAAAATATTATGAACATGCTTTATCTCATTTTGAATCTGATCGAAATGTAATTGTTTTTTCTGATGATCCAAAATGGTGTAATGAACAAGAATTGTTTTCTGAAGATAGATTTTTAATTTCTGAAAATACTGACAATAGAGTTGATTTGTGTCTCATGACACTTTGCTCTGATTTTATTATTGCCAACTCTTCATATTCCTGGTGGGGGGCTTGGTTATCCTTAAATAAGGATAAAAAGGTAATTGCTCCTATTGAATGGTTTGGAAAAATAGGTTATACTAAAGATCACGATACTAAAGATTTAATTCCCGATGAATGGACAAGAATTAACGATGGACCGCAATAAATCTGTATTTAAAATCAAAGGTCTCCCACAGATTCTATGGTTGAATCTAGACAATGATACTCATCGTCGTGAGTATATGGAAGGGCAATTTAAATATTGGGAGATTGAAAATCATACTCGTATTGCTGGATTTGATGGTAGAGTTGACGACGTATGTGAGCATTTAAGTGGACGTGCTCCAGACAATATGAGTCCGAATGAAATTGGATGCTGTATGTCACATTTGAAAGCTATAAAACATTTTTATGAAAATAGCACGGACGATTATGCTCTCATTTTTGAAGATGATGTTGTTTTAGATATTGTAAAGTATTGGAATTTTTCTTGGAAAGATTTTATTTCTCATCTTCCTCACGATTGGGACTGTGTTCAATTAACTACTATTTCAACAGGAAATATTCATATCAGACTTCATCATTATTTTATTAATGATTTCTCTGCAGCAGCATATTTGATTACTAGACATCATGCAGCAAAAATTATTAAAAATCATGTTCGTGGAGATAAATTTAAATTAGATAATGGTGTAAAACCAAGAGCAGTTTCTGAAGATACTATTTTTGGTTCTGGAAAAACTTATTCGATTCCTCTTTTTCTTTATCGTCTTGATCTTGGGTCGGCAATTCACCCTGAGCATATTGAAATTTATCATAAAGGAAGTCATGATGCCTTACTTAATTATTGGCAAAATCATGGATGTAATATGAAAATTCGAGAACTCATGGAATATGATCCATATGTAGGTAGAATTTCTGAATCATCAAATCCCGAAGGTTAGCAAATCTTAACTTAATAAGTATAATTTTTTACAGATGGGGGCTTGACACCCCTTTATTTTTGCTATATAATTGTGTAACAATTCTTAACGAATGTACAATGACTGTAACAACTAATGAATACGGACAACAAAACATGTGGGCAAAAGAACCCACCATGTATTATGAAAACTATGGGATGTTGACCCCCAACGAAGTCAAGGAGCGCACTAATGGACGCTGGGCAATGGTCGGTTTTGTTGCTGGGATTATTTCTTATACTCTCACTGGCAACTTCTTCTTCGGAATCTTCTGATGACTGAAGCAATTTTTACCATTACCTCAGTTGCATTTTTTGTGCTTTTGAGTTATGCTGTAGAGAAAGTCGCAGAAACTTACTGATGACTGCTGGAATGCTTGGGCAACTTTCTCTTGCCCTTCAGGAACTCGTAGAAAGTGGTGCCTGGTCTAATGAAGACGAACTCAAAGTATGTGTAGCAGGCACCCTTCCAAAAGACAAATTTATAGTTATTCAAAACATTACTAAAAGAGGAGAAAACTAATGGACAAAATTTTTACTGAAGCAGCAGAGCGCCTGAATGGACGTTTGGCTATGCTTGGATTTGTTGCTGCTGTTGGCGCATATCTGATCACCGGGCAAGTAATTCCTGGTGTATTCTGATATAATTCTTCATAACATTCAACTCTGCCTCTAAATAAGGGGCAGAGTTTTTTAGTATTATGCCAAGGGGACAACTGACTAAGGATATTGTTAAATGTGAAGTTCTTAAAATAAAAGCAGAATTGGATAAAGAGTGGATGAATAAATCTGGTTATGATCCAAAATGGTTGGCACATCAATATCTTAACAAGGTTCTAGACAAAATTGACGAATATAGGATATGAGTCATTTTGCTTATTGACAGGATTTCCTGACAATGCTACAATAAATAAGTAAACAAATGTTACGAATTCTCATAATTCGTAACAGAGTTCCTCTACCTAACCGGGACCTATGGGGAGGTTAAACACAGTCCCTCATACCCACACTGGAGGGTGGTGTGGGAAATACCGTATTATCCAGTTCCCCCTGGACTTTACTTACCCTTTTACGAAAAATGACTGCTACTATTGCACAAAGACAATCTTCTACTAACTCCTGGGAACAATTTTGCCAGTGGGTTACTTCAACCGACAACCGCCTTTATGTTGGTTGGTTCGGAACTCTGATGATTCCTACGTTGCTTGCTGCAACCGTATGTTTCATCGTCGCCTTCATTGCCGCACCTCCGGTGGACATTGATGGTATTCGTGAACCTGTTGCTGGTTCACTCATGTACGGTAATAACATCATCTCTGGTGCTGTTGTTCCATCTAGCAACGCTATTGGACTTCACTTCTATCCTATTTGGGAAGCAGCAAGTCTTGATGAATGGCTCTATAACGGTGGTCCTTTTCAACTTGTTGTCTTTCACTTCCTGATTGGCATTTATGCTTATATGGGACGTGAATGGGAACTTTCCTACCGTCTAGGTATGCGTCCTTGGATCTGCGTTGCATATAGTGCTCCTGTTGCTGCCGCATCTGCTGTATTCCTGGTCTATCCTTTCGGTCAAGGTTCTTTCTCTGATGCAATGCCTCTTGGTATCTCTGGTACGTTCAACTATATGCTTGTGTTCCAGGCAGAGCATAACATTCTGATGCACCCCTTCCATATGCTTGGAGTTGCTGGTGTCTTCGGTGGTTCTCTGTTCAGTGCGATGCACGGTTCGCTGGTGACTTCTTCACTGGTGCGTGAAACTACTGAGAACGAGTCCCAGAACTATGGTTACAAGTTCGGTCAAGAGGAAGAGACTTATAACATCGTTGCTGCTCACGGTTACTTTGGACGCCTTATTTTCCAATATGCTTCGTTTAATAACTCCCGTTCGCTGCACTTCTTCCTTGCTGCTTGGCCTGTTGTGGGCATCTGGTTTGCTGCTCTAGGTGTCAGCACCATGGCATTCAACCTGAATGGATTCAACTTCAACCAGTCACTGATTGATAGTCAAAATCGTGTTATTCCTACTTGGGCTGATGTTCTTAACAGAGCAGGTCTTGGGATGGAGGTAATGCACGAGCGTCAAGTTGTGCTTTGCGCTCTTTAAATCGGATGAATTGCTGGAAACCCCAAGTGGGCAATCAGCAGCCAAGTCTCAGATACATCTGAGAAAGGTTCAGAGACTACCTGAGGA